TAAGGCCAAAGCTCTTAATCTCCGTTCTGGGAAAAGTCGTGTTCAATCTGATGGTCCATCTGAACATGCACAGAATATGATGGATAGAGTAATTCTTCGAAATCTTTATGCCCTGTTTCCAAACACAAAAGGTGTTAATCAGAAACCACTTGGATATGTTCTTGCCATTGCAGGTGACATGTTTGTTATGCCTGCTCATTATTGGTCCTTAATAATGAAGTATGTCAACACAGATAGTTCAAGTGTTGGCCGTTTATACTTAGTCAAAGACATGTTTGATCAGAACGAGAAGTTCATTTCGGTTCCACTTATTAATTTGGCTTCTCAAGTTCCTATGAAGCAAGATAAACAGAATGACACGTGGTTTTTCCGTGTTCGTGGGAGTCGTCCTCATCGTGATATAACTAGCTCTTTTATAACCAGATCAGAGCTTGATTCGATCGGAAACAAGTTCAAGACATCTTTCCAGGTCATTAGGAACGAGGATGGCGACCGGGAAATGAAGTATCATGAAGCCATTTCTATGCATGATACAACACCTTTCTCCGTGACAGAGGCTTCCTATCGTGATTACTTTGTATCTGATATCCCAACTATTGTTGGTGACTGTGGTATGCCTTATTTTATTGATCAGGGCTCTTTCCAAGGTCGTATTGTTGGTTTCCACAATGCTATCCAGAGTAGAAAGTACCCCGGAGACAGGAGTCTAGCCTTAGGTGTGACTCTTTACCAAGAAGATGTTATTGAACGTTTAACACAACTTAAAGTTTTGGTTGTTAAAGACGAGTTATTAGAAGTTCAGTGCGATCCTGAAGTCAAATTTGATTTGGAGGTACTTGGGGAAATGGAGACCCCTGTCCATTTGCCCACTAAGACTAGTTGGAAGCGTTCCGATCTTTATGGCTTTGATGGTCCTTCTTTGAGAGCACCAGCTGTGTTAACTAAGACAGATGGTAAACACCCTATGACGGAAGCCCTTAAAAGGTTTGGTGGTGTAAACTATTGTGTACCCCAACCTAGTCTTGATCTCGCCGTTTCTGAATACTCCCGTCTCGTTAACGGTGTTGCACCTAAATTTCCTCGTGAGATCTTCTCTTTTGAACAAGCTTGCGCTGGGATAGCTGGTAACCCTTTTGTTAATGGGCTTGATCGTAAAACCTCTCCTGGTGTTCCGTGGTGTAATTTGTCCAAGCTACCGGGAAAGAAAGCTTTTTTTGGATCTGACGGTGAATTCCAGTTTGATAGTCCTGAATGCACTATATTGAGAGAAACGGTTACCAATAAGTTTGAAATGATTAAATCCAATGAGAGACCAAAGTTTCTTTTCATGGACTGTCTCAAAGACGAATTGAGGCCACTCGAGAAGGTTGAAAATGTTAAGACTAGAATGATTACTGCAAGCCCTCTTGATTTAACCATTATGATGAGGATGTACTTTGGCAGTTTTATTTCTTACTATATGACCACCAGAATCTACAATGGTGGTGCTGTTGGTATTAATCCTGTGAGCGAAGAGTGGACTCAATTAGCCTCACACTTACTTTCCCGCGGCAACAATATTATTGCGGGTGATTTTTCTAGTTTTGATGCTACTCAGGGTGCTCAAATGTTGTGGGCTGTGTATGATGTTATAGAGAATTGGTATAATGGTTCTCCAGAGGAAAAACAGATCCGTCGAGTCTTGTGGATGGAGATTGTTAACTCCCGTCATGCCAATGTCCGTGATATTTTCCAATGGGATCACAGTCTGCCAAGCGGTAGTCCCCCGACCACTATATCTAATACAATTTACGTTAATCTAATTATGCGTGTCTGCTACGATGTGATGCGCCGTCAAGACTTGGTATTTGGTATGTATGATGACAACGTTACTTGTGTTGGTTTTGGGGATGATCATTTGTTATCCGTGTCCGATTCTGCTCATAATTTTAACTACCGTTCTTTGCAATCCACTATGGCAACCTATGGATTGAAGTATACTGATGAAACCAAGAGTAC